TTATTTATTACATCTATTTTCGGCATTGCATTTTTTATAATCAGCAAAATCTGCATCCTTTATTGAATACTTATCTGCAAGACATCTTAACCTATGACATCCTTCTAACGATAAAGAATAATGCATCCATTTGCCGTCTTTGCAGCTATCAACCATTCCGCTATCACACAATATTTTCATGTGGTGAGATAATGTTGGCTGAGTAATCTGCAATTCTTCCAGAAGAACGCATCCACATTTTTCTCCGCCCTGCAGTGCTCTCAATACAGCAAGCCTATTTTCATCTGCCAAAGCTTTTATAAGTCGTACATCAGCTTTATAATCCATTGTTCATCACACTCCTTATTTACAACTGACCCAATTATATTATTCACATTCACAGTTGTCAATGCGTAAATGTGTATTTTGTATGTTTAGACAAAAAACTCATCGTTTTAAATATCTGATTTTTATAAAATATACATATACCCCCTACATTTTCTGTAAGGGGCTGTCTGGCAGTATTATCTCATCTTTCCACATCCACACTCGTCCCAGACTTAAATTCAACCGTGAATTTATCCTCATAAACCGTTATCTTCTCCACCATTCTTCTGATCATGCTTTCATCATATTCTTCAATCTGCTCCGTCTGCCCAGCAAGGAACTGCTGCATTTCCACAATTCGCTGTTTCTGTCCTTCTCGCTCGGCATTGTCCGCCATGACCTCTTGCTTCTTCTCACGCAGGCTGTCTATCTCATCGGCAAGGTCATCGTAATCCTGTCCTGCATTGGCTCGTTTCAGAAGCTCCTGCTGCAACTCTTCCAGCTTGGCATCGATGCTTTCCATCGAAGTCTCATCTTCCAAAGCAAGCACCATCGCTATATTTTCTTCTAAGGCGGCAATCATATCATCTTTACCACCAAGAGCCATGTTGATTGCCTTTACTACATCATTCTGTAATTCTTCTTCCTTCACGGTTGGTGCATCGCAGCAGTCGGGGCCATGCTCTACACGGTTTACACATCGCCATACCATGGAGCGTTTTCCATGATTGTTCCAAGCAATCCTTCGATAAATATCTCCACATTTCGAACAATACAAAATACTGGAAAGTGCGTATTTGCTACTGTAGACTCGTTTCTTTCGGTTCGCACCGCTGTGAAGATTGGATCTTCTGAGCATTTCTTCCTGCACCTGCATATAAAGGTCACGGGGGATAATCGCTTCGTGGCTGTTCTCTACATAATATTGCGGAACGATGCCGTTATTCTTCACTCGCTTTTTGGTAAGGACATCCACGGTATAGGTCTTTTGCAGAAGAGCATCACCGATGTACTTCTCGTTTTTCAGAATTTTCTTCACAGATTCAGGACGCCACTTTGGTTTTCCTGCACCCGTTAGAATGCCATCCGCCATCAAGCCGTCTCCGATTTGTTTTAGGCTTGCCCCCTGCAGGTACTCTCGGTAAATTCGTTTGACGATTTCTGCCTCGGCAGGCTCAATGATAAGGTGTCCATCTTCGTCCTTGGTATATCCCATAAAGCGATTATGGTTGACCTGCACCTCTCCCTTCTGAAATCGAAACTGCATCCCCATCTTCACATTTTTGCTTAAGGACTCCGATTCCTGCTGTGCAAGGCTTGCCATAATGGTCAGCAGCACCTCTCCCTTAGAATCCATTGTGTTGATGTTTTCTTTCTCAAAAAACACGGGGATGTTCTTTTCCTTTAACTGTCTTATGTAGCGAAGGCAGTCCAAGGTGTTACGGGCAAATCGGCTGATGGACTTTGTAATTATCATATCAATACTGCCCGTCATACACTCTTCAATCATACGGTTGAATTCTTCACGATTTTTGGTATTGGTGCCGGAGATGCCATCGTCAGCGAATATCCCGGCAAACTCCCATTCCTCATTTTTCTGTATGAAATTAGAATAATGTTCTACCTGTGCATCATAACTGGTAGCCTGCTCATCGCTGTCTGTACTAACTCGGCAGTACGCTGCGACTCTGAGTTTCGGCTTTACTTCTTTATTTACGGTATTTCCCACACGCTTTCGTGCCGGGATAACTGTGATACTCTTATTCATGTATCGTCACCTCACTTTCAATTAAGCTGTAGGCATATTCTGCCTGTTCAAATGGATCTGCAAATTTTCTCTCAACAGGGGACAGGGTAAACCTTGTATCCGCCACTGGCTTTGGTGCAGCCTGCAATTCTCTGACCCTGCCCAAGGAAGATGCCCTCGACATTCTAATTTCTTCCGCCTTGTCATAACGCTCTCTGTCGATGATGGCAGGATAATATTCATCGCCAAGGTAATGCGTGTTTCGAAGCATTCTGCCTGCACTGCCATGAAAAATCTCAAGACCTGCATTCTCTGCCGCAGGCTTTAATCCAAGCCCTGCAATATAGCCATCAAACAGCTTTCTGACCCCTTCTGCCTGTTCTTCATCAACCTCTGCTTTACCATTTACAATCTTATATCCATAGGGTATGTGTGCCATTATCCCACCAGCCTTTCCTTTAATTTCAGTCCGCACTTCAATTCAAATACGATTTCTTTTCTTGAAAACACGATAGCCCCTTCCGCATGGGAAAGGAATATCTCATCTGAGTATTCCGTCAGCATCCCGCTGCCGAGTGCAAATTTCATCAGTTTCTCCAATGCTTCAATCTTTGTCCTGTCACCACTGACCGTGTTTATCATGTGTTTCTTTTCTTCCTGCAAGCGTTTCTCTTCCAAAGTCAAAGCCGTAATCTTCTTGCTAAAAAGTGCTGGCTCTAACAGTCCGCTTGCCATTACACTGGTCAGAACCTGTCTTTCTTCCATATTCTTTTCCAGCTTGGTTTCATATTCCTGTATTTGCAGGAGCCTGTTCTTATCGTCAAACCCCTGCAGGCTGTAAAGCAGTGGCTTTAATATACTCTGATGGGCAAATATGAGTTTATTCATCATAGTAAGGAAAGCTGTCTTTATCCCATCATCAGTAATGTACTTCATGGAGCAAGAGTGCCTGTCCTCGATATGATGAGTGCAGCACCAAGCAATGTAACTCCCGCTCGGCTTATAGTGGATTCTTCGCTTAAAGACTCCGCCGCACTCTCCGCATTTGATTCTGCCTGAGAAGCCATAACGATTCTGATAGCGTTCGGTTCGCTCTCCATTGCCTTTTTCCTTGCCACGCTGATTCAGGACCTCATTTGCCTTGTCAAAAATCTCATGGCTTACAATCGGCTCATGATGATTTTCACACAGATATTGATTTAACTCGCCATCATTGGTGTGGCGGCTAAACTGACTGTCGGTGTAGGTCTTTTGAAAAATAACATCTCCCGTAAACTTCTCATTGCGAATAATCGCATTGATGGCTCCGGGAGTCCATTTTCCGCCTTTCTTGCTTCTCACACCGCTGTCATTCAGTTCCTTTGCAACGGCATGGGTACTTTTCCCGGCAAGCGTATCTTCAAATATCTTTTTGACAACCTCTGCCTGCTCCGGCACAACAATCATTTCTCCCCCGGCATTTTCATAACCATAAGGCGGATAAGAAATAATGTAGGTGCCATTCTGAAAGCGTTTTTGTATTGACCATTTATTGTTTTCAGAAATGGACACCGACTCGCTTTCCGCAAGACTGCTTAATATGAAAAGCATCAATTCACTTTCCATCGTATCCGTGTTAATATTTTCTTTCTCGAAAATCACGGTCACATTTAGCGCCATCAGCTTTCTTACCAGTTCCAAACAGTCTGTTGTATTTCTGCTGAATCGGCTGATGGACTTTGTAATGACCAAATCAACAAGACCTTTTTCGCAGGAATCTATCAGGGAATTCAGACCGTCACGGCACCCTTTTTTCGTGCCTGTGATACCTTCATCATAAAATATTCCTGCGTACTCCCACTCGTTATTTGACTTGATGTAATCCTCATAATGCGCCTTCTGCGTATCAAGACTGATAAGCTGTTCATCGCTTGCCGTGGACACTCTGCAATAGGCAGCAACCCGGGTTTTTGTCTTAACCGATAAGGCTTTATTCTCTTCAATTTTTGTTATCCTTTTCATCAACTCACCTCACTTTCGGTATGGACATATTCCCGTACTAATTAATATATATCAAGTCATTTAGGGCATTATCTCTGCTAAATATGGGGAGAATGTTTGGCGATTTCTTTCGCTGATTTTGTTGAATTCATCCACAGAAATCAGACCTCTATCGAGCATCTCCTTTATAATTTTCTGTGCCATACAATATTTATAGTCACCGCACAGTTGTTCCTCTGTCATGCGTGATTTCATAAGGACAGAGGAACTGCCCGGCTCTGTAATTTTCGTTACTGTTTTATTCTCATCATTCATTAGAAAAGCACCTCCTACCTTATAGCCTTGGCAGGAGGTGCAATCTGACGGTTTCCTAATCTTTTTTATAGAAGCTGCATTCGTATCCATCCGCACGAAGAAAAAGCCCGGAAATCCAAGGCGGTGTCCTGCCCATCTGCTCACACACGATATCAAGTGAAACCTTCTTATTACATTCAATAATCAGTTCATCATGAACATGACCGCAGATAAAGCAATTGGATAAGGTACGCATGGCATAGGCTAAAATATCCCTACTAATGGCCTGAACGATATTTTCCACGAACTTGGGACCGTAGCTTTCGATGCGTTCCCATTTCTTCGTACCGCCCACCCCTTCATAGGTCACAGCCTCACCGCCGAAACGGTTCTCTCCCATGCGCGGTTTCACATAGGAAAGCCGTCTGCCGCTTGGCAGCTGAATGAACAGCATACCGCTCTGATAGAAAAAGCGGATGCTGTGTGTTTCTGTGGTTACTCTGTTCTTGACCGTATCCTTTACACAGCGGTCAACATCCCACCAGAAACGCACGATGTTTGGATTGGCGGCTCTCCATGAATCCACAAGCGGTTGGAGTTCTTCCTCCTCAAGTCCCATATCCAAAGCACCCATCGCTTTCAATGCACCTACTGATCCGCCATATCCAAGAGCCAATTCCGCAATTTTACCCTTCTGGCGGAGATGCCCGTTCTCGCCGTGCTTTTCTACAGGTACACCGAACATGGCAGATGCTGATGCACAATAGATGTCCCCGTTATTATGAAAGACCTCGCTTCGCCAGCTTTCCTTGGCAAGATACGAAAGCACCCTTGCTTCAATGGCAGAAAAGTCCGCCACCACAAACTTCATCCCAGCTCTTGGCACAAAGGCTGTGCGGATAAGCTGTGACAGGGTATCCGGGATATCATCATATAGAAGCTCTATCGCATCATAATTGCCGGACTCCACCAGACCTCGCGCCTGTTCTAAATCCGGCATATGGTTCTGAGGGAGATTTTGCAGCTGTATATATTTCCCAGACCAGCGTCCAGTTCGGTTTGCAGAATAAAAGCCAAACATTCCTCTGGCACGGTCATCTGAGCACATACAATTCTCCATCGCCACATACTTTTTTACAGATGATTTGGAACTTTTCTGCCTTAAGGCAAGCACTTCTTTGAGCGTTCCCTCTGTGCTTTTAACAGCTTTGGCAACTTCTTTTTTGCCGAGCGAATCCATAGTAAGTCCCTGTTGAGACAACCAACCTTTAATCTGCGGTACACTGTTTGGGTTTTCAAGTCCGGTTAATTCCTTCAACTTGTCGATAAGCTCTGCGTTTGACTTCTCAGCCATTGTTAAAGCATTTTTTACCAGCGTGCGATCTATAAGAATTCCTCTATCATTTATTTCCTCACTTCGATAGAACTCTCCCCATAGGAATTCCGGGACAGGATAACGGATTAGTCGTTGCTGTATTTGCAGTTCAACCTCAACATCACGCTTATTATAGTTCTTGAAAGCTGACCATTTTTCAAGGTGGTCTACAGGATCATTAAATTCACCGGATTTGTTTGGCACACAAAAAAACTTGATAAGATCCTTTCCTTCGGTCATTTTTTGTTTTTCAAGGCCCAGTACAGATCCTACACCCGCGAGTGATTTAGGCAAGCCCAGCGTGGATGCCCAAACCATCGTGCAATTCCATGAATTTGGAGATAAGTACTCTCCAATAGGATATCCGGTGTATCGAGAGAGACAGATTCTCTCAAACTGACTGTTATACGCGGTTTTTATGACAGTTTCATCCTCAAGTGCATTCAAAATATCCTGTGGAATCTTTTCTCCATTTGCCAGATCGATAACCTTTACCGCACCATAATTAACGGAGTATGCAAACAGCAAAATATCAAATCTATCTGTGTCACAGTATTTATACACGCCGCACTTCGCCAAATCGATGTTGCTGCGTGTTTCAATATCGATGCTTAAAATTTTTATTTCATCCACGAATAATGCTCCCTTCTTTTTATTTTGCTTATAGTTTGGTGGCACACCCCATACATTTGACCCAGTTCACGGAAGCTTATTCCGCAGGCAAGACCAAATCGGATGGCGTCAATATCATCCAAGGAAAGCACACTCTTGCCCTTGCCGTTTTTATATGCGTCTATCATATTTTCAGTGCGGGTATCGTATCTTAGGTTTTCAAGGTGATTATCTGAGCCGTTGCAATTGTTATGGCATACTTCCATACCCATAGGCGGTTCACCACAAAAGGCGAGCATTACCAACTGATGGATGCCATATGATTTTCTGTGATGGTCATGAAGCACCACCGACAAATGACCATAGGAGTCTCTTTTTCCAGGCGATAATATAGTTTCCTTGGTACGCCATTCAAAATCACCATACTGGTTTTTACTCGTAACAATACGGGCTAAACTTTTGATTCTCCCCATATTGCTTGCCTGATATTTCCCTTCGTAACCGGGGATATCTTTCCATATTTCATCTGTCATATGTTGTCACCGTCCTTACGATAAGCAAGGCGGCGAAGAATACACCTCCACCGCCCGCTGTTTACTGATTATTCTGTTCTGCTTTGACTGCTGCCTTTTTCTTTTCCCTGTGCTGCTTCCACTTCTTAAAGCACCAGTGCAAAAACTCCATGACCCAGTACACCAAACTGCCGATACCGAATCCGTACAGCACCGCAAAAATCACAATCACATCAAACTGCTTTGCAAATTCATATAATTCCATCTGTTTACCTCACATTTTCATAATATCTGCAGGAGACAGTTTCCCATCGCCTGCATTGATTGTCACTGTATCTGCTTAAGAAAGAAAATCGTCCTCTGCATCGGTTGCAAAATCATCCTCTGCACGGCTCTTGCCGCCAAGCGGCTCTCCGTCCTTAATCTTTTGGAGATTATTAAGACCACAGGCAATGCCCTTATTGCCGTTGGAGTTGAATGCATAGAAGTTGATGCTGGCACGGCCATACACACCGCTGTATACCTCACTGCGGTCGATGATAGGCTGGCGGTCTGCATCTACGATGCCCGGAGTAGCTGCACTGTTTGCATTGATGAAGTAGCTGTTTGCATAGGCTTCATCATCAGGACGTTCCAAATCGCCATCCCTCATTGGTGTCTTAAGTACGGAAAGAGCAGGCACAGTTTTGCCACTTCCCTTAAGCTTAGATTGACCCTCCTCATAAGCAGATTGAATAGCCGCTTTAATTTTATTGACGGTTACTGTATCGTCCTTAGGAATGATAAGGCTCACGCTGAATTTCGGTGCGCCGCCGTTGATGGATTTCGCATCCCATACATTTGCATAAGACCAGCGTGTTTTTACTCCTGTGATTACCTTTGTAGGGTTCGTATAATTTTTTGACATATCATTTGTCCTCCTTAAAATCGTTTGCTGCTGTATTCATAGCCGGACGCTTGTCCGACATCGGTACTAAGGTTGGCTTGCCCTGTGGCTTTTCAATAAAGCCGGAGAGCAGTTCTTCAAATCTTGTCTTTCCGAGCAGTTTGGTCATTGCCGTAATACCCAGAACCTTATGTTCATATGGGTCATATCCGGCATCCTTAACCGTATCCACCACAGCGGTTTCATTGACATATTTCCTGTTGGAGCGTCCTTCGACAATCTTCCAGTCTTTCCACCCCTTGCCGCTGACTGCCTGCTGCAAAGCGTATTCCTTGATATCGCCTGCCCAAGATACCAGTGCATCAACTTTTGAAAGAATGGCCTCTATCTCATCATCTTCAAGGGTGGAAGGCATCTCAAAATCGTAACGCGCAAGTTCAAGGTTGTATTCGGCTCTCTTGCGGCAGGTGGCTTTTACCTTACAGAACTGACAGTGGTCTCCGGCTTTGTATTCACCCTCACCCTTTGCCGCCAGCTGTGCTGTTGGACTCAGCACTTCATCCGCCCATTTCAGAAGTTCTTCTTTGGAAATGGTGTATGTGCTGACACTATCCCGCCTTGGCTGGAAGATAGTCATGGTCACCGAATCAATATCATAGATACCGTCAAACAGTTGTAAGGCTCCCAGTGCATAGCACATCATCTGAGGATTCTTTTCTGCATCCACCAAAATTCCGACACCATACTTAAAATCAATGACGGTCAGCGTTTCATCTGCAACAATCACGCAGTCCCCGGTGCCGAAGCCCTGCGGCACCCATTTGGAAAAATCAAGATGCTGTTCAATTAGAACAATAGGGTCTTTGCATTTTTCTTTTGCCACAGCAAGCTGCTCCATCACATACTGGGCATACATATCCGAGCAGTCCGCCATTTCTTCATCGAAGAAAGTAAGGTTTTCTGTTGGATCTTTCGATTTCTGCCCCAGTGCTGTTTTCAGTTTGTGTTCGCAAAGGCTGTGGGCATCGGTGCCCTGCATTGCAAACTCGCTTGTGGTGTCACCGACCTTAGCACACTGCAATGCCGATGGCGGACACTCCAGCCACCTGTGACTGGAGGATGCTGATAAGACTGCGTGGTCCAGACCGGTCTCTCTTGCACCTACAGTACAATTCACCTTCTGTTTATTGGGCATTCCCAAGTACCTCCACTTCAGCAAGCAGTGCCTTATATTCTGCTGGATTTATCCCAGACAGCTTTTCTGCACCATGCTTTGTAAGGATTGCTTTGACTTCTGCCGTATAGCCTTTGCGGGATTTATCCGCACACACGGCTCTGACATCTTCCAACGTGAGTGCTTTTTCTTCCGGCACTTCAGCTTTTGGCTCCTCGTTGGTTTTCTTCTTAACAGCAGTCTTTTTTACAGGCTGCATTGCGTCCTTTCCACTGCTGAACAAATCAGCCAGTTCTTCGGAAATACGTACCAAGGTTTCGCCGCACTTTTTGAGTTCATCCACGAGCATGGATAATTCGCTTACTTTACTCACGATGTCGCACCTCCTTCCTTAACCGTACAAATGGAAACTTCTTCCACGTTGTCACCGGGTACAAGAATTGTGAGTTTCTGTTTTCTTCCGAGGAAGAAGCATAGAATACGTTCTCGTACACTAATACTACGGCAAGAAAGAATACCATCTGATTTTGCCTTCTTGGATACACTGATTTTCAAATTGTGTTCCATCTTTATCACCTCTTTCCGAGAGTGTTTTTTGACCCTCTACCTAATAGCCTTGAGAAAGTAATGAATCTGACGGTTTTGAAAAAATATAAATAAAAAAAATAAACCCACCAAGAAAATTCATCCTCAGTGGGCATCAAATTATCTATTCTATTTCCTAACTAAAGCATATAGTAAAACCGCTCCAACTCCGTAGGCTACATTCCTCTGATTCTTAATTGCCTGCATTTTTTTCTTCTCCTCGGACGCGTACGTTTTCAAGGATGCGTTGGCACCCTGCAATAAGTCCGTCTGCATCTGTGAGGTTTTCTTCAATACAGTCAGCTCGCTCTGCAGCATTATCGACTGCTGCTTCGCCTTGTTCAATTCCGTCTTGGATATTTCGAGTTCGGTCTTCAGCAGACTCAATTCCTTCTGTGATTTCTCGTTCAGTTGTTTCAGCTGAGCCAAGTTGCTCTCTAACTGATTCAACTCCTGCTCCGTTATCCTGTACTCCGCTGCATAAGAAAAGGCAGGCAAGAATACTAACGATAATAAGAACAATAATGCTGTAAAATACATATTTTTTCTTTTCATCCGACATTTCCACCACCTCAAAACTACTATTTTTAGCCATTTTCCACCATTTGCGGTTATTACCTCACCAAGCGTATTTAATCTTTGTAGGGCAAATACCTGACAGAGCCTTATTTAAAGCCGCTGTAAGCCATTTGTACGAGCCATTTTCTTTAGACTTTCAAATATTTTTTTGCCACCAGGCTGCTTTGCCGCGAATTACTTGACCGCCTAGTTTTAGTTCGTCCGTAAGCGGTGCATCCAGTAAATACCACAAATCCCATCGTTCACAAGTTGTTGATGGACCATAGTCATCTTCTTCAGCTGCCTCACAGTGGGTTTTAACATGAGCATAATCAATAGGCAGATCCAGTTCTTCACATAAAACCGCCACAACCTTTGCCACCCCATCGATTTGGTCTTGCGTAGGTGGATAATCGCCAAAGTCTGTATTGTAACCACTATGTGCTTCTGCCCCATAACAGCCTGCCATGCAGATACCAATGGCTCTGCTGTTTCGGTGCCAAGTATGTGCCAAAAGCTCCGTTAAATCCTCTGTGCTGGCATAAATACTTCCATCGGCATCTACGTTAATATGGTAATCATCAAAAAACTGATGGTACCTTCCTGCGCTCCAATGTACATAAATTTTATCAATATAGCCTTTAGCAGCTTGAGCCATTTCTCTTAACTCATCTAAGGTTATTTTTCTCATGCTCCTCATCCTCCTCAAAATTGTCCGGTATTCCATTATTGTTCATATCAATAAAACAGCCTGCTATGAAGGTCATAAACCCTATCATAGCAGGCCCAATCATTTCTTTAATTACCGCCAATAAATCACTCATAACAATCTGCCCATTATGCCATTGGTACAGCCAGGCAATATAATACGTAGCAACCAAAACCACAACAAGCAGAAAATAACCTACAATCACAGTCTTTATTGGCCTGCTCATAGCATTTATTTTCACCTTTACAGTACTAAGAACATTGCCTAAGATTACTTTTGCATTATCAAACACACTTATTCCCCCTTGTAATTTGGCAGTGCTTTTATTTCAGCCATCAGATCGTCTATTACTCCATTGGCACCAAGGTTTTCATAGCTTTCATAACAGGAAACTATGCTGTCCTTAGCGTAAATGGGAATCCACTTCTTTTCAGTTACATAATGGTTATAAACCTGAATGATTCTGTCTCTAAGCAGTGCCTGAAGTCCGGTCTGGATAGCATCCTGACGTTTCTTTCTGGCTCTAAGCTCTGTAAAGATATAGGTTAAAAGCATACCCATCCCGGCACTTAAAATACTTGTTAATATTTCCTTCCCCATATAGTTATCCCCCTATCAGCCTTTCCATATCAATCGCTCTGCCTGTATACCGACAGTTTTGCGCCCCAAAATACACCTTTTCAGTGGGTATATATTTAAAAGACACCGCATTATGTCCATGGCTTACCCTTACACTCTGCCCCGCATGACTTATAAAGACTGGTGTTTTCCAAAAGTCAGAAATAAGAGTTTCAAAGCTTAGCGTCAAAACACCATCATTAATAGCCGCCTTCACATCTTTTATCGTCCAGCTATATTTCCAATCAAGCTCATGGATATAATCCATGGTATAGTGAGCAAAACAGCTAAAATTGTTGGTATCGCTGGGCAGCTCATTCATACCTTTCAGCAAAAATACTTTTATAAAAACATTACTGCCACTTTTATCAATCTGCATAAAGCACCGCTGAGATAGATTAGTCAAAAACTCACTTGGCAACATATCCAGTACCTGCAGTATTTCCCTAAAGTTATAAAGCACATAGGTATTATCCGTAATGCCATTATTAAGAACTACCGTAGAACTTCCCTCTCGTAAAAGCTCCGTATCAATAATATTCAGTCTGTCATTGTGATAAAAATTAAGTACTTTACCTTCAATATTCAGTTTTATCGTTTCCGCATCATTCTTTCGGTTAACCGCATTCGGAAAAACAAATAAATTCTTAATCGGCATAACTTGCCCCTTTCCACTTTTCGTATTCAGCCTTAAACCAGCTAAAAAGTTCTTTATTGATATAGCATTCAATATCCCTGCTCTTACTTTTAAGGCAGCCGCCACCGCACATAAAATAAACCGGGCAGTATTTGCATTCCGGAAAATTATCATCCAGAACTCTTTGCTGCTCGGCTTTCCAGTTTTTAGTCAACTTTTCATCTCTTATATAAAGGCAGGTAACACTTTCTCCCTTGGTGTTATATTTTTGCAGATTCTTATTAACGCAGTAAGTTTCTCCATAGTCAAAATTTGCTTGGTACCGTTTTAATAATCCTGTAAACATTCCTTCATAGCGAAAGTTACGAACACCGTATTTAAATCGCTGTTCCATAAAACTACCGACCATATTCTTGTACTGTTTTAAGATGTAATCTGCATCTCCAAGGCTTAATGCGTATTTATCATTGGCATCGTTAGTAGCATGAGCAAAATGAGGAAAAAAAGATAACTGCCTGCCAATAATTCTTTCCTTAGCGGCAAAGGATGTAATAATTGATCTTAAATCGGTATGCCCATGATGGAGCGTAGTAGAAACAGCTAATTTTGGATAATCAATAAGCTTAGTAAAGGGGTCAAATCCTCGCTCAGAGTTTTTCCCTCCATCAAAGCTGATACATACTAAAAAATCATGCTTTTTAAAAAATGGCAAATACGCCTCTAAGTTAACGCCATTTGTGCATATAGCAAACTTTGCTTTTGGCAGAGCCGCTACAACCTGCTTTATTTCATCCATGTATAAAGTCGGTTCGCCGCCCATAAATTTGACGGTAAGGTTATCCTGCTTTTTTAACTGCTCCAAAAGATTCGCTGAAAGTCCCGTTTCACGCTCATCTTCTTCTCTGTGGCAGTAGGCACAATTTAGATTGCACTTACTGCCCATATAAATAGTTGCCTGCATTTTAACCCTCCAGGATGAGGTTGTATTCATTCCAAACCTCATACCACTTTCTGCCAAGCTTAAGCTTAAATATACCTGTATGCCCCATAGGATAAAGTCTAAAATTACCTCTGCCATTTTCAAGCTGTACTCTGCGGTTGTTTATAACTCCGCAGCTGCTGTCTATCGTAACATCGTCATCATCAATATCGCGGGTAAGTTCTTCTCCTTCAAAATTGCCAGAGTATTTTATAATCTCAAACTCCACATAATCCTTATCCTTCACTAAAGCAATCGGTATTGTAAAATCACCGCTTTGCGGCATTCCTTTCCTGTTGGCCATAAGAATTCTTTCACCAATCTTTAAAGCATAACTGTCCCACAAATGCATCCTAGGGTGATCGCCTGTTACCAAATCATCAGAATTAAAACTTATTACCTCATACTCCTCATCGGCTTCTATTTCAGTATTTTCAGGTCTGCCTTCAAAAACACGGATAATAATATCCCGCTCCGCACCACCAATTACTCCGGTATCAAGCTGCAGTACATCTGCTGTTCCGTAGAGCTGCAAAAGCTCTGCAAAATCAAGTTTTACGCTGACTCCCAGCCTGTTAAGGTCTAAAAACTTAAAATCCGACTTACTCATCTTGCGATAATTTTTAACCTTACCAGGACTAGCGACCAGAGTATAACTGTTATAAGGTCGCAGAGTTTCAATCGTATCCTTGCCATAGCCTGCCGGATATTTAGAAGTTACTTCTGCGGTGACACATAGCTCCTTGATGGTTATTTTTAGTTTATGCTCTGAATCAGACCTCTCGTTAAAACATATCTTAAGCATCGTTATCCTCCAATTTAAAACAATAATTTCCTGCAAATATAGAATCACAGCCTTCCGCTTTAATTTCATAGGTTATGTATTTTCCCACTGTTTTTTCGGCCTTATCTTTCACCATCCGCATATTGGGCTGGGCCATATAAAAAGATGTTTTTTCGGCTTCTGCAACTTTCTTATTTCCATAAACGGTTTTTAAAATAGCTCCCTTAGACACAATAAGCTTCGGATTTTTACCGAAGGTATATGCCACGCTCACCGATTTGTTTTGAATCTCTTTCACTGCAAAAGCTCGATGAAGCTGGTTCAGCACTTTATCTCCCGGTTTCAATTCTTTAATATCCACAGGTCCTTTATCTGTTAAAATCAAGCCTTGTATAATCATTTTCATCAACCTCCATCATCTCCGCAGTCACAATTACTGCAGTTACAGTTACAATTGCAATTCGTACATTCCGTCTGGCAATACTGACAACGTACCGACTGGCAGCCCTGACAGGTTTGACACCCCTGGCAACTTTGACAGTAAGTGCTTTGGCAATAGCTGGTTTGGCAGGTCTGACAGCAATTCGCCTGGCAGCAGTTGCCTGAAAAACTTGTTTCCAGATTATTTACCGCCGTTCTTAAAAGCATAATATTTGCACTTATCACCTTGGTATATGTCAAGCCACTTAAATTTATAGCGGATGATTTATTGGCATTAGCCGCCATGGCAGTCAATGCTGCTGCCAATTCTGATATGTGCAGTTTTTTTACCGTAATATTACTGTTTAAGGTTGTATCTGTATAAGCCATTTAAGCACTTCACCCCCCATCATCACCGCAGTCACAATTACATTGCATGGACTGACAACTATAGCTTTGACAGCTTTGGCAGGATAAGCTTTGACAACTCTGGCTTTGGCACACGGCACTCTGGCAGGTGGCGCTCTGACAGGTCTGGCAATAAGTACAGTTGCCGCAATTATCAACATTCGCCGCATAGCTTTGCAGCCTATCAATAGCTGTTCTTAGTTCGGTAATATGCACCGGTCTTATTTTTGAGGTATATGAAACTGTTGTCTCCGTAAAGGTTGTTTTAGAAATAGCTCCATTAACCGCCATTTACTTCACCCGCCATCAGCCTGCCGTACTCTTCAAAAACTGAAAGCACCGGCAAAAAGACCGCTTGTTTTAGTCTGCAATAACCCTCCTGCCTTGCCTTAGTTCCTACTAGTTTACATCCCCCTCGGCAAAAGGCTGCTGCCGGACAAGCATTGCATTCTTTTAGGTTTAATTTAGTGTTATCTGATGCCATAACCTTATTTAGGTAAGTAAAATAGCCATCTTCAATAGTACACACCCTGCTGCTGGTGTTATGGCAGGGATACAAATTTCCTTCCAAATCCAAGTTCATAACATCATACCCATTACCGCAGAAGCAGTAGTTTTTATGCAGTCTGCCATCTCCCTCAGCATAGAATCGTTTCAACATACCAAACATTCTATCCACATAAGCAAGATTGGTATAATCCTTCAGTTCTGTTTTACTGCCGCTTAATCTTTTCTCCAGATAAAATTTGCCAAGCTCCAGCATTTCCTGCTCAACTCTTGCGTAATCTACAGCTAATAGTTCTTGCGGCAAATCCCCTGTGTTAAAAATTTCATCAATATTAATGCCCACATGATACCCATGAATTTTATAGTAATCATCGGATATGCTCTGAAAATCCTCTAATATTTGCAATGGATACGCTTTGCTGCTTAAAACAGCGGATAAGCCAAGCTGCTCTATGCAAAGCAAAAGCTTTCTTTTTTCTTTACCTGCAAATACATCATATCCACGGGTTTCCAGCACATTTCTTCCGTCCCATGAAATAGTTACAGGCATTTTATTGGCATTAAAAAAGGTCACCATGTCCTCGGTGACCGCCTTCCCATTTGTAATAACTGAAAACCAACAGTATTCATTTGTTTTTTCTACTACCGTCTTAATGTTTGCAAAATATAATAACGGTTCTCCGCCGTAAAACTGGATATGCAGTTTCTGTCCTTTTGGCAGTTCATCAGCACATTCTTTCAAGAAGTCATATATGACAGGATTAATTTTCTCTGTCAGCTGCCGATTTACCAAAGGATGCTGCAAACAATAACGGCAGTTCATATTACAACTATTACCCAACATTAAAAACACTGTATGTATCCTTCGCTTTAAAAAACTCCCCATCACTGCCTCCTGACCATTATCTTTACTCGTCTTACATTTTGAAAGCTGTCGCTTGCTACGATTCTTCCTACAACACTATCTTCCTTATCGCCTTCAGTAAAGGCTCTGCCAACTCCGGGTATTTCTGATGGAACAACCTTCATTCCAGCAATAGCAGTACCATAAAACTTAACGTGCACTCTTCCTGCTAAAGCTACAGGGATATAGTTTTGAATTACTTTACCAATATCCACATTGCCATTTTCATCTGTTTCTCCACCAATTATTTGGGCATATTCATCACTATGGACGCCAACCACCATAATCGACTTATCTGTTGCCTTTTCGTAGCATTCTTTGCCACCATCAGCCAAAGCAATAATATCTCCCGTTTCTGTTTCTCCTCCTCTGGGGAAAAATTCAGCATAGTCGTTATAATAGGCGTTTACTACTTTAGCTGCCGTTAAAGTTCCGGCTATAGTCACATTGCCGCTAGTATCTTGAACAACATAATTGCTATCATTGGTGAGCTGACTTGTTTTATTTGGAATAGTAGGTTTATTTAAAAGATCACTATAACTGCCCGTGGAAGCAACCGTGGCAAGTTTAGTAATGCCACCTGTCATTTCGGCTTTCGTAGCATAGGTACTTACAATATTATTTCCATCTACGTCCTGTACCGCTTTAGTGGCACTTACTGCATTAGCAGTTTTATCTAACTTTCCTGCAATAAGATTTGTTATGGTAGTCGCAAAATTGGGGTCATTTCCTAAGGCAGCAGCTAGTTCCTTGATGGTATCCAAAGTTCCGGGAGCAGATGCTACGAGTGCAGCAATTGCTGTCTGGACAAAAGAAGTACTCGCAATAATCTGTGAGCTGTTTCCCTGAGCCGCCGTAGGCACTTTAGGTGATCCCGTAAAAGAAGGGGAAGCAAGATCCGCTTTTAAAGGTAAATCCACGGTTTCCAGTTTTTCTAAACTTGAAGCTGCTTTTTCAGCACTTTGTCTGGCTGACGTTTCGCTGTTTGCTGAGTTCTTTTCAGATATAGCCGCAGCGTTAGCACTATCACTGCTCGCCTTAGCAGATGAGTCAGCATTTAAAGCACTATTAGAAGAGGCTATCGCTGACTTTGATGCGTTATTAGCATATTCTTTAGATAAGGATGACCAGCTTTTAGCTGATTTTACATCTGTTATGCCGTCCGGATCTGCATCGCTTTCTGCCCACTGCCTGGCCACATCTGCCCAGTTCTTAGCAGAACGTGTTTCGCTTCCTGTCGGTGGCTCGTTGCTTTCTGCCCAGGCTTCAGCAAGATTTTTACTTTCTTTAGCACTTTCAGCATACTCAAAAGCTTTATCTGCGTATTCTTTGGCAACCTCTGCACCATATTCGCCTACCTCAAGTGCCTTACCTTCTGCATTATTAAACGCACTGACCTCTATTTCAATCGACATTATGAGCCACCCCCTTAATCATAAAATACGCTGACCAGATAAGCGTTGTAATCTTTTGAGTGTTTCTGTTAATAATGGCAATATCATAGACATAGGTATCCGGAGCCAGACTATCTAACTCTCCTAAGGTAATTGGCAGGTCAATATAGGTTTTCCCTGCATTATAGACATCCTTCTGAAATACCACATCCGTTGAATTTGAAGTTGCTTTAATGGAAAAGCGGAATTTATCATCAGATGTGAGCATGTAGTCTTTAAACTTAAACCTTATGGTATAAGTATCATACTGGGATACCTCAACATTAAAATTACTATCTATTGAAATCAAAACACATCACCGCCTTCACATATCATCGCCGCAGTCACAATTGCAGTTGTAATAATTTGTACCCTTTATAAATTCCAATGTCTGACTGCGATTAATTAAATGCTGGATTACTTCTCTTAATGTGTACGTCCCAGCAGGAAGTCCCCGGTGCTGCTTTACTCTTACATAGCCGGAACTTAAATTACCTCCTCCGGAACTTTCTGAAGCGTCATAGCTGACTGCAGTTCCTGAAAGCTTTACATCCCGTTCCGATTGGGTACTTGTCGTTACTGACAATTCCAACATATCCTGCAGCCGTTCATCCACCACTGTTCCTGTACCGTTATAGCTCACATAAATGATTTTCCCTGCATCCGCTGCATTAAAAAGAAGTGTTCCTGTATTCCAGTCTGCAGCTCCATGAGCTGTTGTATTGTAGTCCGGCCAGTATTGACTTTGAGAGGGAGTTGCAGCAACCTCTGTAAGTATTACCCCTCCGCTGAAAGCTACAGCAAGAGTGCTGGGGTCTGTTTTCTGTGGTACTTCGTTAAGCCTTACCGTATAAGGACTTTGATTAGGCACTTGATGCTGCTCTCCATTTATTCTTTTTACATTCAGCACATTTAAAAATGGGTCTAATCTGTAATCTTTTATAGCCACTGTTTACCTCCTTAAAGTGCAGTCAGTTGTTTAATGGCTGATGCCTGCGACTGTTCTATATTCTTTGCACTCCGTTCAATGTCTGACAAATATTTTTCTAAAGCAAAAATCGGCTCTCCAAGCTCTACATCTGCAGCAATACCACCTGATGCAGATATGGTATATTTGACTTTGGTTATAGGATACTCATGGGTAGCACCTGAAAGCGTCCTTATTTGAGCCTTGCCTGTAGTAGTCATATGCCTTACATTAAAAGTTCCATCAACCAACGGATATTCTAAACGTACTCCTGTCAGCTTGGCTGATTTAATCGGGTCTTTATACTGCCTAATCTGGTTTTCTCCCCATCTAACCGCATCTGCTACTTCATAAGCGGAAGGAAGCGTCCAAATTTCATCTCTCCTGCCATACTCGGCAATACTTGCATCATCTTTAACCACGCACAGCCACTGCTCACCCTCGTCATCAATATTACCGCCTTTGATTCGTGCCCAATTAACAATTTTCTCCACATTCCAGGAGGGTACATATTTATTAAGATGTTTACCGACTGTAAGCCTTGCTTCTTCATTAATACCTGTTTCTCTTGGCATAAAATACAAGCTTCGGTATTCATCTATCCCGTAAACATAATTCACAGCAAAATCTGCCAGGTCAGACAACGCCTCTTTAACCGTAACTCCGTCAAAAACCAGCTTTGTTATGGTATACCCGGCATCTGCTATCTTGCTAGCGTTATAAATAGTTCCATGTGTTTTTTCAGCTTTTATGGCAATATCTCTTACAATTGCCCCTGGGTCCCTATTTTCATAGGTTTCAAAAAGCACCAGTTTTTCCAATCGATTATAGTAGCCATGGGCCGTAAATTTATATTCCGTTTCCGTTGAACCTTCCACAGGTCTTGTGATGATATAACCGGAATACCAAGGCAGTTCATCTCCAAATAAATGAATGTCTATTCTTTGCATATAATTAAGCTCACTGTTAGAAGGCAATACCTTAAAGAAAAGTTCACAGGACCCGCAGCCGGTAGAACCTATTTCAAATGTTACCTTGCTTAAGGAGTTTTTCTCACTGCCGCTGCCAAAAAAGGCTGTCCTTGTACCGTCAGCAGCATATGCAATAACCGTATACTGACCGGAATAATACTTCTTAGTTTCGCCTCTGCCGGCTTCCTCTACATTTCCTTTGGTACTGCCAGCAAAGATAAACCGACCGAAGATACTTTTGCCAAAAGTAAAATTCATATAAACCACCTATTGGTATAAGTAATTTCAATACGGCCTGTTCCTCCTGTATAGAAAAAGCTGTTTTTCCCTGGTATAGCCTCTAAAAATTGTCCGTTAAAGGTATTTATGCTGTTGGCCGTATTTCTCCATACCGTTCCATCCTTACTGTTTATAACTGTAAAAGCAGGAGCAATGAGCAGTGCGTCCGAAAGCTTAAACTGTTCTTTCGTTTCTTTATGCCATATCGTAACATCCGCCATTTTATTTTTAGGTATAAATTTAAAGGTAAGAGGTGTTGCAACACTTCCTAAATTATGGAGTACCATTTTCGCTTGATAAGCTTCGGACGGGAAGTCATAAGTTACAAGGCTTTCCTGTCCCTCATACCTAAAGGGATCTGCTAATAAAAGACTTACCGTGATATGACTCCATCTTTGCTTAAAGCCATTCTCATATTCATGGGTTATTTTACTGATGCCTGCAACATTAAAACAGCGGTCAGACCTGCCGCAGTAAAGCTTATACTCCTTTTGAGCAAAATAGCGATAGGCCCTGTTTAACTGTTCATCATGAGAAAATTCATCCGCGGCAAGCATAGAAAATTTCACTTTAATAGTATGGCCTTTAATCATGCCATCCCCTACAGCATCACCGCCATGTGAAAAGGCTCTGTCTTCTATTTTGCTGTTAAAATCATAACTTCCGGCATCAGATAGTGACCAGGCTGACGGAAGCACATATTCATGACCATCTTTTAAGATTTTAAGCTTATCTCCGTTATCTTCACGTTCCGGAAAATTCATCTCATACACCCCTTAATCCAGCAGCGACCATATTAGTCAGGCCTTCAAACAAATCATCCACATCAGCTGCATCATTAATATCGCCATAAATATTTTGCGTAACTGTACTGTTTCTGCTGCTTCCTGCTTCTACAATACCTTCAGCGATATTGTTAAATACAGCCCTGTTTAGAGGCAATGCTACCTCACTATCTGCTCCTTCACCAATAATGCCTAAAGTTGGTCCCGTAAAATATCCACCCTTAGCATAAGCGCCTACCTCAATATTACTGCCGGAGGTCTTTGCTCCGCCGCTTATTCCTGAAATGGCTGCTATAGATGCTCCCATTGCGGCTGCTGTTGTAAGTGATGTAGTAACCATACCCAAAGCTCTGGCCGCTGAACCTGGATGCACTGTTTCATAAGCTACTGCGGCAGGTGCCCATACAGCAAGTTCTGCTGCTGCCTGCGCTGTGCTGGCAGCCTGTTCTTTTTTCTGCAAATTCTGCCCCATAACATGGGATACAATCATCCCCGCAGCCTGCTTGGCAAAATACTGGGCAATAACCTTAATCATGCTCTTGCCCAAATCAGCAAAGGCATCTTTGGCACTTTTTGCATTCGTTAAAATACTGGTAAAAGCATCTTCCAAACCGTTCAAAGCCGTACTGTAAAGTCCCGCTGCAACCTGTGCCATCGTCATATGAGCCGCTAAAAAAGCCTCTTTATAGGTATCTAGCATTGTTTTCTGTGCTTCCATATCATTTAAACGAATAGCGGCTTCTTCAGTTAAAACCTCCTGCAGCCTGGCAAGATCATTCGTCTTATATGCCTCATCAATATTAGCCTGAATATCTTTGCACTGAGCATGATACTCTGCCCTCGTATCCTCATAAACTTTATCTTCAGCAAGCTTATCCTTAAGCATTTGTTTATGAAAGTCCAACTCCCCTGTTTCAGTTTCCGTAAAAGCTATGTTTCGTTCTTTTAGAGCTGCGATAAAGACGTCCTTTTCAGTCTGGTTAAGGCCAATAAAGGTGTTGGATAATTTAGTCCAGCGTTCTTCAATACCGCTTACCGTCTTTTCATGTTCTAACTGCATCTGCATAAGTTCTGCAGCCGCTGCATCTGAATTAAATACAGTGCCTGCTTTTAAGGATTCAAAAGATGCATCGTGAATACTGTTTTGTATTTCCTGTGCTTTTTTAGCTTCTTCACAGAGAGAATTAATGTGCTTTTGAGCATATAACTCACTAAGACGCTGTTTATCTCTTTCGTAGTTTTCATTGGCAGACTTAGACTTTTCAAGTTCAGCTGTTTCTTCCTTATACCAACGGTCTACAAGCTGAGATTTGGTATTAAAAGTACGTACCCATTCGTCTTCAATCGTTTTAGATGTACTGGCAGCTTTATCTGAAAGATTATCTTCTCTTGAATCTGTGCCTCTTCCTCCGCTGGAATCAACGGAACCGACTGACGGAATTTCGCCGCTACCACTGCCTTTAAAATTGCTGAAATCCGGCATTTTCCATTCTTTTTTTGGTGTGCTTACTGCACTTTTACTTCCATCTTCTTCATTTTCTCTGCCAACACTATTTAGAGCTGCATTGGTTTCAAATATTTTAGAAATAAGACCGGATAGCCAGCTGACTGCATTCGAAACAAAATTAGAAATAGTGGATAGACCACTTGATGCCCAGGCGGGTAAAACACTATCCGCCATATTTCCTAAAACAGATGCTATGGCATTTAAGGCTGAGCCGATGGCATTCACCATCCATTCAAAAACACTGCAAATGCCTTCAATTACGCTGCTTACCGCAGTAAAGAGAAGTGCTGCCCCATTAATCAAACAGCCAAAATATAAAAGAACTCCTTCAATAACAACTGCTGCTATTGCACCAAAAGCTACAAATAGCGGTTTTAGAGCATTTAAAACACTGCTTAGCAAACTTCCTACAGCAGAAAAAGCTGACTGCAAAGCACTTCCTGCTTTAGTTAAAAGCTCCGTCTTTACACCCATGAGTCCAAATACATCGGCTGCACTCATGCCGCTTGACCACAAGGCATATAAACCTGAAGCAATTACGGTAATTGCTGCTATAAAAGGAGCCGCAGCTGTTACTGCAGCACCGATTCCTGCTACAAAAGGTGCTGCCATCGCAAGTGCCGCAGCTCCGGCGGCATACATGGCAGGAATCGCTACTGCGGTTAAAGCTGTACCAAAGGCCACAATTGCCACTTGTACTTCCGGTGGTATACAGTTCATAATAGCTTCTCTGATGCCTCCATTTTGCAGGTTTTCTGCAAAGCGGCTCAGCCACTCACCAATAGAGCTGAACAGTTCAGGCAAATTAAGTGCTTCGGCTATAGCAAGACCAGCCTGCGAAGCGACCTGCCCTAAGCCATCCATAAGGTTAGACCAAGTGCCTAGTATAGTACCGCTTTGCTGCTCCATCATGCCGCCATAACGGCCTTCCATGCCTCCGACAAGTGCATCCAGTGCCATTTGGCTGTCCACCATACTCTTAGTAACCATATCCTGTGCAGTTGCCACATCTGTACCAAGCTTATCCGCCAAAAGCTGCCAGGCAGGAATACCAAGTTCTGTAATCTGCATCATTTCCTGGCTGGCAAGTTTTCCCTTAGCAGCAATCTGACCTAAAGCAATCGTCAGGCGATTAACACCGTCCTGCCCTGCACCAACTCCTGCGGCTGCATCACCTACGGCAGTCAGAGTTGGAATAATCTGTTCTGCCGTAAAGCCAAAAGCCAGAAACTTCTGACTTGCTTTTGTAACATCGTTAAATTCAAAAGGTGTATGTGCCGCAAAGCTCTGCAGTTCTTTTACAAAGGCACCTGCACGTTCAGCACTGCCCAGCATATTAGTCATGGCAACCTGAACGTTTTGGAGTTCACCACCTGCTTTAACAGCATATACACCTAAAGCACTCAAAGCTGCACCAAGGCCTTCTAAAACAGTAACCGCCTTACCGGATAAATTCATGCCTTCAGAGCCAAAAGCGGATTTAAGCTGTCTTTTTGTTGCTGCTATCTCTTTTCTTAAATCAGAAGAATCTGCCCCTATTTTTACTAATAACTCTGCTACCGTTGACACTCGTCCGCCTCCTTCCTTTTAGCATAAAACTCCCTAAAGAAGTTATCCCGTTCTAATTCTTTCTCACCTGTTGTTTTCTTAGGCAAAAATGGTTTCATAAGCTTTTCCGGGGTTATTCCCTTAGTCTGCGTGGCCATAAGATTTGCCGTAAAGTATGAAGCTGTCCAAAGATTGGTCATTCTTCTTTTTTCATACCCTTCAGCTAGTTTCACTAGTTCCATCGGTGTAAGTTCATAAAATTCCTTTGGCTTTAAGGCGAGAGGTCCATAAGCCACACTCTCTGCCCACTTCAGCCACGCAAAAAAAGAAGGGACTATCTGCCCTTCCTTGCGTTTTTTCTTTCTGCTGTTAATTCCTCACTTGCCGAATCCGTCATTTCTTCCGGAAACAGTTTGTAATATACGGCCTTACCTAAAATGCCGGACCCTGCAATACATTTAACCACGGGAATCTGAATATCTGTTTCAAGTTCTATGCCCTCCTCCACTAATTCCTGCATTTTCTCGGCATACCACTGCGGTGTACGCATTTTATGATGACGAAGTGCCACACTTAAAATGATAGTGAGCATTCCTAAATCAAGACTTTGGTTTTTGATGATGTCCCCGGCAGGCTTTCCCGTCATGCGTTCAATATCTATAAGCCTGCCGATATTTAAAAACATATACTCATTTTCTCCAAACAACGGAAACTCAACCTTCTTCATTTACCGTACCTCCAGTTTTTAGATCAGATAATGGACCAGCCCCGGAAAGCGTTCCTTTTAAGGTAGCTACATCATCGTGGGGCGTAGAAAGACTGCACTCTGTTAAAGAGGCCCACCCCATCAGATAGCTTTGATCTGGATATTCAAACTTAATATTTACCTGCTTATTATTTAAAAAAGCAGCTTCAAGAAATTTTGCTCCAGTATCTCCGGCAAGATAAACACTTTCTAAGTCAATAGACCAGCTTCTAAGTCCAGGAAGCGTTGCTTTCCAGCCACCGCTTGTTTTATCCGAAGCATCTATTTCATCTGCCTTGCGGGATAAATCACCGCTTCTCTGACCACCTACTAAGGTCCAGGTAGGTGCTGCTTCGGTAGTTCCTGTATTTACATACAAAAGATAATCTTTACCTGCCGTTGCCTTACTGGTACTAATAGGCTCAGCAAATACTGTATATGCCATTAATCTTCACTCCTTCTCATGTTCTGTACTAATACTACTAAACTGATCACTCCATTGTAGCCTGTTTCTTCCTCCGGATAAGCCTCAAAGAAATCCACCTGCTGCCGAATGGCTGTAAATTCATCTTCACTTAAATCTATCTGCTTGGTCTGCAAAAGGCTAATTACCCGGTTAGCAATACTGTTTATTTCAAACTTGCCTTTATAGGTAGACCAGATATTAAGCTGCACCGTTACTTCCACTATATCCTCGTACTTTGTGCCTGCCTCTTTACAATTAAATGCACCAAGCGTCATAAAAGGCGGTTTTGCCGTTTCCGGCACATAATCATAAACAGGCACTTTTTCATGTGCTCTAAGATACGCAATAAGAGCTTTCTGCAGTGCATTTAATGGTATACGTTTCACTTATTAAGCACCTTCTTCATACTGGACACTATCTTAGGTTCTTCTGCTTCAAAGCTTGGCTCGATAAAAGGCCTGCCTTTTCTGGCTGGTATTTTGGCACTTTTTCTGAAGATAACTTCCCCTCCTGCCGCAACGGTTAAAGCTTTTTTGTTTTTAGGGCGAACAACATGTGCCTTAGCACCAAATTCCACAATATGTGCATAAGGCGTTTTAGCCCTGACTGTTCCTTCTTGCTTACGTCTGTCGAACCCGGATTTTATGGACTTTTTAAGTTTTCCAGTTCTTTGGCTTACCTTCTGCCTTGCACCTCTGGCAATATTTTTCGTACCATCCTGCAGTGCATTTTCAATACCAAGGCGTGTTTTACCATCCCAGGCACTAATACCGTTCAACGCTTTTGTTAAATCATTACTGGTAACCTTCGCATAAAACTTCATTACACACCCTTCTCATATTCAACTATTTCTATGAAGGTGCTGTCCTTATAGAATCTCTCTACCGATACAATCTCATATTCCCTGCCCTGCCATAAAATATGCCAGCCCTTCTTGAGGTTAAGATAGGTACGTGTTTTCAGCATCACGTTATTAACGGCATTCGGAGTATCAAAAACCTGCTTGCCGGTATATTTGGACTCTTTAACTTCAACCCACAGTCCTGTCTCTTTTTCATACACAGTACCGTAGCCGCCATAACCATCACTTGTCAGCACAGGCCTTAAGACCTCAACACGCTGATTTAATTTTGCAATCCGCACTAAAATTCGCCCCTTCTTTCTGCAAAAAATAAAGAACGCAGGGTGAGCATGAGCTGCCTGTAATCTGCTTCTTCCCTGTGTTCATAAAAATAGGCAGCCGTATACATAATAGCCGTTTTGGCATTAGCTGCCATATCTAAAGCATTGGCATCACCTCTTACTACATCCATACATACTTTCTCAGCAGATTCCAATAAATGAGTAATAAGCTCATCCTCCTCATCTGAATCCACTCTGAGATACAGCTTCATTTCTTCTAATCTCACAAGCAAAATGCTCACCTACTTGTCCTTAAATTTCTATCTTTTATTCGCCGCTGTCAGCCTTCAGCTTTAAAACCTGCACGGCTTCCGGCAAAATAAGCTTTCCGTCTACACGCTCCTTAGCAAGATAAGCTACCATGCCGTTTCCTGCAAACAGTTCTCTAAGTTCAGAGAAAGAACGTACCCCACGATCACCGATGTTGTAATAGCTATAGTCACCAAAAGCAATAGCCGTAGTTGGTGCAAAAGCCGATGTATGTACTGCATAACCTAAAATTCTGTCCGGCTCACCTGCCTGATACGAAGGCTGCCACATATAGGCTCCATTATTATCTTTAAGCTTACGTAAAGCAGATAAGGTTTGGTCATTTAAAATAAAAGCTGCAGATTTTCTGTAAGGACGTTTTAAGGCATAAACCAAAGACAACATATCGTCTGCCTTAATTGCAGCGGTCAAAGTATCTGTTACTTCAGCACCGCCTGCAGCAGCCAAAAGTCCAAGAGGTTTACCTACCCCATCACCGTTTAAGAAGGCATCTTCTTCCGCATTGGCCAGTGCCTTGCCAAACTGGTCTAAAATATAGTTTTCAAGGTTAAAGGCATTATCATAGAGGAGTTCTTCAGTTACCTTAATAGCCACATGAAGCTTATGTGCATCTAAGAGAATCTGCTTAAAGGTTGCATCGCCAAAGGAAATAGCTCCGCCTTCTTCAATCCATGCCGCAGCTGGTTTAGTGGCTGCAATATTGATTTTGTGTTCACCGCTGGTAGTAATTGTCGTAGCAAGCTTACGCATAATGTTCTCTTCAGATAAGGTATCGATTAAGCGGCTGTCATATTCCTCTGGCACAAGGTAGCCGCCATCTGCATCCACGCCTTCCTGCAGGACATTACTTACACGTTTGAAGTTGGATCGGAAAGCATTCAGCATGGCGGTTTTATACGCATTAGATGCTCTGCCAGTCTTTTCTTTCATCGAAATATCTGTCTGTGGTTTAGCAGTAATAGGTGTATTCACCGCTTTAGCAAGTTCTTTATCAAAAGCCTCCTGTTTTTCCATTCTTTGAATTTCCTTGCCCAGACTGTTGATGTCTTCCATCATACGATTATAGGTCTGGTCATCTTCAGCACTCAGGGTTCCTTTTTCCGTACGCTGATTTTCCAAAAAGGCCTTGGTTGCCTCCCATGCCTTGGCTCTTTTCTCTCTTAATTCGTTAATATTCATTGTGTATTTTCTCCCTTAAATATGATCCTTTAATAAATTTAACTGCTTCATGCATTCTTCTACCGAACGCTCTTGAATAATGGGTTCTGTCTTAATGCGACATTTTTCAGTAACCTTAGTAAAAAAAGAATTTGTTACTGCTGCCTTAGAATACATCACAGAAACATCCGGTTGGTCTAAAGCTGCACTTTCAGCATTTCTTTTTAAGATACCGTCTGCAAATCCAAGTTCCACTGCTTTATTCGCATTCATCCAGCTTTCCTCATCCATAAGGTCTGCCAGTTTTACTCTGGCAAGTCCCGTCTTAATTTCATAAGCATTAATAATGCTCTCTTTAACCTCAGAGAGCATTGCCATAGCTTTTTGAAATTCAGCTTTATCTCCAGCGGCAATCGTTGACGGATTATGAATCATAAGCATAGATACCGGACTCATTAAAACCTTACTGCCTGCCATTGCAATAACCGAGGCCGCACTTGCGGCAATGCCATCAATTTTCACCGTGATATTGCCCTTGTAATTCATCAGCATATTGTAAATCTGAGCCGCAGCTACGCAGTCACCGCCAGGACTGTTAATCCAGATGGTTACGTCACCTTTATCTGCCATAAGCTCCTGTTCAAACAGCTTTGGGGTAACATCATCGTCATACCATGACTCCTCAGCTATTGTTCCGTTTAAAAATAAAGTGCGCTCCAAAATAGGTTCATTATCTTTGTTTGTGATGGTTTTGTTCTTCCACTTCCAAAACTTCTTCATTATTTTCCTCCGTTTCCTTAGATTGCTTTGCCGCAAAAATCCCTGCATCGGCAAGCTTGGTCATATTGCCGTTAATAAGATACAAATCTCCGCCTTCTTTTTTAGAGATGCGGTCAAGGTTCTCCAGCTGTCTGATGTCATTTGCACTCATCCAACCATTCTGTCTGGCAGTGGCATAGCCATTCATCCGGCTTTCGTAATCGCCCCTTAACAGACCATCCACATTAAATTTAATGAAATACTGCTCTTTCTCCGTTTTAGATAAAAGAGAACGCACCATAGCCTGCTCCCATCTGACAAGCCAAGGTTCTAAGGTATATTTCACAAATTCCAAACTTTGCTGCTCTATGTTAGAAAAGCTCGATTTTTCAAGGTCACCAACCATGTGAGGCGGTACCCTAAAAATTCGAGCTATCTCATTGATTTGAAATTTTCTTGTTTCTAAAAACTGCGCTTGTTCCGGCGATATACCTATAGGTGTGTACTTCATACCCTCTTCTAAAACTGCTATGCGGTGCGCATTGCTGCTTCCTTGATAGACTGCATTCCAGCTTTCTCTTACTTTGGCAGGGTCTTTAACAATACCCGGATGCTCTAAAATTCCTCCCGGTGTTGCGCCGTTAGCAAAGAACTTAGCACCATATTCCTCGCAGGCAATTGCCATTCCAACAGCATTCTTTGCCATTGCAATAGGACTATACCCGACAAGTCCATCAAAGCCAAGTCCCGGAATATGCAGCACATCTGATGGCTGAAGAATGACTATGTTATCTCGGCTCAGCTTGGCTTCATCCTTACCTCTCCAATATTGGTAGTAAAGCCGTCCTTTATTGTCCCGGTCAACTGTCATACGGTTTGGCATCAAGGGATAAAGTGCAATAACCTCTCCCTTACCGTTGCGGATAAGCTGCGCATAAGCATTGCCCCAAAGGAGCAGGTGCGTCATAAGAGTTTCCCGAAACACAAAGGATGTCATTTCTGGGTTCGGCTCATCATGCAGGAGAAAATATAGCTGATTCTCTGCTGCACGTTCTTTACCGCCACTTTCATTATATTTATATAGGTGCAGCGGCAAACCTGCTACTGCCTCTGCCAATATCCTTACGCAGGAATACACAGCAGTCATCTGCATGGAAGAACGCTCGGTTACAGATTTGCCGGATGTAGAACCACCAAATAAGAACCTGTAAGCACCTCCTGCGGTGCTGTTTGTAGGTTTATCTCTAGACTTGAATAATTTGTGCATTAAGTTAAAAATATCGACCACCTCCTTAAATTTGGACATAAGAAAAGCACTCATGCTATTTGCACAAGTGCTCACAAAGAACAGAATTTATTTTATTTCTACAACTGTTTTTACTATTTGCATCGTACGTATTGCATTTTCATCATATTTGTAGCAAGATGCAGATTTAAAATATTTTCCTCTATTATCTTTAGGCAAATCTTTTTGTTTAATAACTTTATATCCAAACGGTTTTAGAATAGATTTCACTAAGTTTCCTACCGCCGTTTTTGGAAAAGACAGCTTCAAATCCACTCCACAATTAACTTTTGAATCGTACCACTTCTCAATTTCAACTGCACAGGCAGCCAATGCAGGTTTATCACGATCAGAGAACTCAATCATTTTTATAATGTTTTCATCAGCGTTCAATTTATCAAATAATTCCTGCATATCTTTGTTATTCTCGTACCCAGAGCAATTTTTGTTTTCCATTATAAAATCATTAAATGTTGTTTTCATAGCTCATTCTCCTTTTTCAGTTATGTATTATCAGCTACCTTATAATACAATATTACTATATAGCAACGTGCTTGTCAACTGTTTTTACATAACTTATTTTGGATAACTATAAAATTAAAATTCCTCTCTCATCATAAACTGATGCCCCGTTATCATTTCCACAGCGAATTGCTCGGTCTAATGCCATTATTGTGGCTATCGCACCGTCAATCTTCTCTGTGGATTTTTCTTTATCCGCCTTGATGTTTCCAGCAGGGTCTGTACGAATAAAGATATTATCCATCATCCACCGAAGAACCGGATGACCGCTATGAGCCAAACGCTGCTCCAGTGTCAGCTTCATTAATTCTTTAGTTGGAGGACTCATATCCTTAAAGCCTTGGCCAAATGGCACTACAGTAAATCCCATTCCCTCCAAATTCTGCACCATCTGCACCGCACCCCATCGGTCAAAGGCAATTTCACGAATATTATATTTCTCACCTAACTGCTCAATAAATTTCTCAATATATCCATAATGCACGACATTGCCTTCCGTAGTCTGTAAATATCCCTGCCGTTCCCACACATCATAAGGAACATGGTCGCGTTTAACTCTAAGGCCTAATGTTTCCTCCGGTATCCAAAAATACGGCAGAATGCTGTATTTATCATCTTCATCTTCTGGTGGAAACACCAATACAAATGCTGTAATATCTGTGGTACTGGAAAGATCAAGACCACCATAGCCGACTCTTCCCTTTAAGCTTTCTTCATCTGTAGCAAAGGAGCAGGCATCCCATTTATCCATTGGCATCCAACGAATTGCCTGCTTTACCCATTGATTAAGCCTAAGCTGACGAAACGAGTTTTCTTCTCCCGGATTTTGTTTGGCAGATTCACAGGCAGCTTTTACCTTATCTATGCCAACCGTAATATCTAAAGAGGGATTAGCTTTCTTCCACACCTTAGGATCTGTCCAGTCATCTGTTTCTTTCGCACCGTATATTACCGGATAAAACGTACTGTCATGTTTTCTACCATCTAAAATATCCCCCGCTTTCTGATGAGTTTCATAACAGATAGAATGTGTATCCGTTCCGGCTGTTGTTATCAAAAAATATAAAGGCTGCATACGTGCATCACCGGAGCCCTTGGTCATAACATCAAATAGTTTTCGATTAGGCTGAGTATGCAGTTCGTCAAACACAACGCCATGAATATTAAAACCATGCTTACTGTAGGCTTCAGCTGATAATACTTGATAAAAGCTGTTTGTCGGCTGGTAAATTATTCGTTTCTGTGATGCCAGTATCTTTACTCTTTTATTTAGTGCAGGACACATACGCACCATATCGGCTGCAACCTCAAAAACGATTGATGCCTGCTGGCGGTCAGCTGCACAGCCATAAACTTCAGCTCGTTCTTCACCATCACCGCAAGTAAGGAGTAATGCCACAGCAGCCGCAAGCTCAGATTTACCTTGTTTTTTAGGTATTTC